CTCTTTTTTCTCGTTTTGTATTCTTTGCGGGAATTCCTGCATAGTATATTCTAACGGTTTTCATTCTGTAATATCCTATATGCTGTGCCGTTTTTCATTTCGTTTATGTGAAATTGTCCATAAGCAAGGTGACAGGCCCATTTGTATATTTTATCCGAATCTTGGTGCGTGGGCGTCTCTATTAGGCTTATATCTTTGTCACACACAGGATCAGCCGCCGTGGGTGCTAGTGTAAACGCAGGCACACCGTACAACACACTTTCTACAGCGGCTATGCTTTGATAGGTCACAAGTGCATGACAATTATCCAAATCTTCAAATATGGTCTTTGTAATTCTTTGTGTCCGAGGTGCTTTATCGCGGATTATTATAGGACGGTCGGTGTATTGTTTTATGTTGTCGACGGTTTGTTTGACCCATGTATCCTTGTCTATACCGTAAAACTTGCAGGGTTTTTCAGAGGGAGTAACAAGAAGAATGTGTCGTCCTTGTTTGCGATTGCGAATAGGATAATCTAGTTGTTTCCATCTATCGTCCGGACGATTAATAATCACCGAGTGTTGCACATCGTTCTTTACAATACGATGCCATAACTTCCATCCGTGCGGATTAGACTTTGATTTATAATTTCCTATGTATCCGCTGTCCATGTAATAGAATGTGTGATTATTATCCCAGCACCATTTGATTAGCTTGCGCTTGCCCATGCTGCGAATCAGTACAGGGTTGTTGTCAAAGTTGTAATTGTAATCTTCAACGGGTAAACCTGCCCCGTGAGCAAACATGTTTACATATTCGTCTGTGAGATTTTTACTCAGGCATATCATGCTGTTGACAATATTCTGTGTAAATGCGTTCTCTGTGCCACTCATCACCCATCGGTGTTGTTGCAAACTCATGGAAGCTAGGGGTGCCTAGCGTATAGTGCAAGAGTTTTGCATCTGGATTAGCTCCATACTCGTCCGGTAGCCAGTTCCATTCAGGCGGCAATTCTCCGATGCGATCATCCTTAATGTGTTGAAATCTGTGTAGTTGTGCTCCAGTTGCATTTTGTACATAGTCAGGTGTTAGCTGTTTGTTAGGATGATTTTGACAATTCCAAAGAATAACACTACTCCAGTTTTTTCTAGGATAGTTTTCATTCTTACTGCCTAGATATTTTTCGGTCATTTTGGTTTTGTAATCATGTTTAACAACCATTACATCTTTGTCGTTTTCGCGCAGTTTCCACAACTTATAGATATCATCTCGCACTATCATGTCACCGTCCATAAAGATTGCCCAGCCTTTGTAGTTCATGAGATGCGGCACAAGGAATCTACTGTAGATAAAATGATTGCTGCCATCTGTGTGTTTTTCTTCATAGTCTTGTAATAGGTTTAAACTTAGAGGAATAAGCTGGACTGGGCCGCTTGCATGTCTTATAATTGAGTTTGCACATACATGGTATGCTATTGCTTCTCTCGGATCGTATCCAATAAAGATAGGTATCATTGTCTTCTCTCTATGTCTTGTTCTGATAATTCGTTGCCCAGCCAAACTTCAATAATCTTTGCGGTGCCAGGTCCAATATTTATGGCTTTGTGCCAAGTCCATGAGGGAATATCTATGCTGTCGCCTTGCTCATATACCTTAGAAATAGTATCTCCGTTTGGAAATTCGAGATTCATTCTTATCATGCCTTCTACGACATGCCAGTGTTCTGATCTTTTGAAGTGTCGTTGATCGCTTAAACTTTGTCCTTGATTGAAAGACAACTGTTTGGTAAGCCATCCTTGTCCTTGATCCAATACGGTGTATGTGCCCCAAGATCGTTCCGTGGTCGGTTGGTTCCATTCTTTGAGTATCCAACTGCTAGAGTTCTTTTTGTCCTCTCCGCCGACGCTAAACTGAAATGATAAGTTTTCTGCTGTTACGCTCATCTCTGGAATGTTGTCACTGGACCTATCTCCACCGTTCGCAAAGACTACATCGTCTTCTTCGTAGTTCCAACATGAATCCTCTACAAATCGTTTGCAACTGCCGTCTGCATCATAGTCATCGTCGAATGCAACTACTGCATCTACCATACTCAACGCTCTAATAACATTAGCTCTTTCTTCTAAAGGCATAAACGGTCTGCCTTTTTTGCGTGTAAGCCAAGCGTCTGAGTTAACTCCAACCACAAGTTTATCACCTAATGCTTTTGCTGATTTAAAATATTCAATGTGCCCAGAATGAAGTGGGTCGAAGCCGCCTGATACAAGAATAACTTTCATGTAGATATTTATCTGCGTATATAACTCTGAAAAAAATTGTTGATTTTAATAGCTATAATATAGTATATCAAAAGTCTTCGCAATAATATTCTTTAACTATTCTTTACTAGTTTTTTCTTTCATATCTTATTTCCGCCGTTTTTTACGCAAATATTCATTTACTTGATGATGAGTCATTTTATATTTTTTTTGAAACCTAGAATTAAATTCTCTTTTATTAGCCTTAAAATATTCTTTTTGAGTGTGTTCGCCTCTACCTTCTCTAAAAGTATTATTTCTATACCAATCTATAATAATTAATGGTGTAGTAAATTCATCCCAATCTGTATCTAAATTGTACATACGCATATCTTCAGTAGCGCCTTGACCATGATGATATGCGGTGTCATACCATCCATATTTTTTATGTTTTATTTCATTAATATATTCTGTATTCCAAATTGTAAATATAGGCTGAGCATACATCGGATTTTTTACAAAATCATTTACACCTATTTGATCAGGCACTGCTACTGAGTGTTGACCATTTACATTTTCTATTTTAGAATATATTGCACTCCACTTTTTTCCTTTTAAACTATGTACCGACTCTAGTATTGATTTTTTATAATTTTGATCAAGTAATACTGCACTAGATGTAATTGTAACAAAATACTCGCTATTTAAAGATATTTCTTTATTCCATATATATCTAAAAGCACCGCTTATTTTTAAATTTATAGGAAGATGTATCCTAGTGTTAGGATGAGGCATTGATTTATCAGATCCGTTATCTAATATAAAAACAAATTTTTGATCAATTGATTTTATCAATTTATTATATATACATTTTTCAATATGTTCATTCATATTGTAATTTATGATATATGTATTGAACAAATCAAAATCCCTCTGTAAAATTTAAAATTTCTGAAACTGATAGTCCTTGATTGATTTTTTCTACTAACATTTCTTCATGATCGATCATACTAACAAAAATATTAATATGCCTTTCTAACAAATTTTTGCTAAAAAATATTGCGCCGTCAGCATCTGCTGCTACGTACATATTCTCATCAATGTCATACTTAATTTTGCATCCAACTTTCGAAACTCTTCCGCGTCCTTTAATATCAACAGGCATATAACTTTCTGCGGCTACATTAATATGATTACTTGTAAATCTTACATCCCTTGTTGCACCTAAAATAATTGCACCATTTAATTTGCGTTTTTCGCTTAGCCTAGACATAAGTTCGCCGAAATATGCAAAGTCTTTTGATCCTTCGACCACTAACACATCACCTTCATTACATACATCTAAATAACCTAAACCTAAATTTATGTTTTCGTCTTTATATGGACCTGATTCGCATTTAATTGTTTTAACTGGACCGAAAATAAATCCAGTAGTATTATTAATTTTAAGTCCTCCTACAAATGTATAATTTTCATTTATAGAATCAAAATAATCTGTGAATAGTCCTGTAGTAGCTTTTTCTTTTATTTTTTCAATGTATTCTTTATTCATATCGTCTCTCAATTGCCTTTTCTTGTTTTAGTAAATCAACTAATGCTCTAGCAACACCGCCTTGTTGTGATGTAATTTTTAAATTTTCTGCAATCTTTAAGACTGATATATTTGCATCACTAGGGCAAAAGCTTCGTCCAGAACTTTCCATTACATTCAAATCATTTACATCATTACCTACAAAGTAACATTCTCTCAAATTAAACCCTTTTTGTTTAGCATAATTTTTACAAGCCGAAACTTTATCATCAACACCTGTTAGACAATCGATATTAAGTAATTTAGATCTTTCTTGTATTATTTTAGAACTTTTTGAAGCACTAACTAAACAATTTATTACACCGATTTTATCAAGTTCTTTTAAGGCTATTCCGTCGTAAGTATGGAAAGATTTAAATACTTCTTGTGATGGTCCGGTATTATAAAATCCATTCGTAAGAGTTCCGTCTATGTCCCAAAAAATTATAGGTGGGTAAAAAACTCTTACATTTTCATAAAATTTAAATTTTGATGAAAAATAAGGTGTTGATATAAGTGAATTTGCTAATGAAAAATCGTGATCGTAATCAATATCTATTTCGTACAATTCATTTTCTATATCTAATTTACATAAAGGGCTGGCAGTTCTGCTATTAGATTTTATAAATTCTTCTACATTTACTATATAAGCTGTTGGTAATTCATATTCTATTACAGGCAAATCTACTCCATTAGGTATTTCTTGGCCTTGGTTGTAATATTTAGGGCTATTATTTTCCCATAAATATTTTTTAGTCTTTGCTATAAAACAAGCACTGTTATTTGTTCTTAAATTATGGACACATTCTATACCTTGTTTTAATTTTTCTAAATCTAATAACGGCATAGGAGGAAATAATTGTATAACTGTAGTCGGTTTTTTAGAAAATGAATCTATGAAGTTCCTTAATAATTTTACTCCTCCTGTTGCATTAGATGATAAACTAGGATCTCTTTGTAAAATATTAAATCCATTTTCTTTACTAAGATGTAATATTTCTGTCGATTCTGAGTCTATATAAACATTGTTTTTTCCGATTAAATTAGACAAATTTATAGCTTGACATAAAAATAATGGAGTGTTTTGTAAAAGACACAAATTTTTTCTAGTAATCCTTTCAGAACTTCCTTTTGCATGTATTACGCCAGCTATTTCATTATATTTAGAGGTCATGTATAAATCTCGACAGTTTAATTATTTTATCTTTAAGATTTGTAAATTCATCAAATGTAAGTTGCTGACTTGCATCTGATTTAGCTACAGAAGGATTCGGATGTACTTCAATTAACAATCCATTTACTTTTTGCGCTATCATTGATAGACTAAGTCCTTCGACACCGTATGCGTACCCCATTGCATGAGACGGATCGCCAATTATAGGCCAATCAACATATTCTTTTAACCATTCTATTCCGCTGCTATCTAAACTAAATCTTGTAGAAGTTTCAAATGTTCTAATACCTCTTTCGCACAATGCAATATTAGTGTTACCGTGAGATGCAATAAAGTCTGCATGTTGTGCAAATTCGATTAATGTAGATCCGAAATGTCTTTTTAATAATACAGGTTTATTTGTTTTTCCTATTTCTTTCAAAACACCAACATCATACATTGCTTTAGAACCGACTTGTACTACATCAGCATATTCCATAACATCATCTAAATTAGATAAATCTTTTACTTCGCTTATAAATTTTAGCCCGTTCTCATCGCAGGCAGACCTACATAATTTAAGTCCATCTCTTCCTAGTCCTTGAAATGAATAAGGATTGGTTCTAGGTTTATAACAACCTGCACGGAAAAATCTTAATCCTTGGGATGCTACATATTTTATAGATCGTTGTACTTGTTCCTCATTTTCTGCTGCACAGGGTCCTGCAATTAATAAAAATTCATTGCGTAAATCTACACCACAGAAATCTACTTTGTTTTTTTCCTTTAATTTGTAACCAATAGGAAATTTAATATTGTCTGAAACTTTTTTGTATTTTATACCATTTGGTATATTTTTTTCTTCTTCATCTTTTAAAACATAATACACACCTACTAATAATTCGTTACTATATCTTATTCCTTGATCTTTGTGCAAATATATCATATTATTTCCTAATTAAAGCATTGACATTTAATGCATTTTTGATTTGCCCTTTGTCGTTTTTTAAAGGGATACATCCTAGTTCAAATCTAAAAAACTTATTCAAAAACAGATCTTCTAATGTATCGGTCTCTTTCATATAAAATAAGTTATCATTTACTAAACTTTCATTTTTATCAATCAGATGTCGTTTTAAGTCTCCGTCTGTAATTATACCTAACCTATCATTATTTTTTATTAATACATAATTTGAAGAATGCTTTATCATTTCTCGAAGCACACTTTTTAAATCTATATTTTCTATTATTGGTAGATTTTTTATAGGCTCGCTTAATGTGACTAATAAAACTTGTAAATTTTGATTGTTTTTTAATTTAGTATATCTCAAATTAATATCATGAGATTTTGCTAAAAAAGAACCTATGACTACAGTATGAATGTTCATTTCTTTTAAATTATTAAAGTTTTCGTTTGTGACGCCACCATCTACATACAATCTAGCCTTTGGGTTTAAATTTTGTGCAAGTAAGATTTTATTGTAAGTATCTGTATGAAATATACCTCCACTTTTACCTGGTGTAGAAGTCATGATCAAAATTGTATTAGAATCTACTATAAATTCTTTATATTCGTCCCAGTCCGAAGACGCTTGTATTGCAATATCTACATCATTAAATGTTTTTAAAATAGATAATGATTTTTTATCTAAATTCTCTATTTGAACAAAGACGTAGTTTAGATTTTCTAATAGATTTTTATTCTTCAAATTTACCAAGCATTCTATAGCATTAGAAGAGACAATGTGTAGATCAGCTTGTTTGTTTTTATTTTTTAATTCTTTGATTACATAAATTAAATCAAAGTCGTCCATATAATCAATATGAATAATATCATGTGGAGAGGCACACGCTTTAGAAATTTTTTGATCTATGTTTCCATCAAAGGACATTAAAGATAAAGAAATTTTCATATTAAATTTCCTCCATAGTAATATCTTTTCTACCCTTTTGATAATTTGCTTTATTTGCTTTTGTTACCCAATGCCTTAGGTATTCCTTTAATTCTGTGTGCATAAAAGGAACAATACTATCTATAGCGGTTGCAAGATGTTTTAATTTAGATCCTTGTTTGCTTGCATTATGCACCGCGTTCCACCATACACCAGTATCTAATCTTCTACTTACTTTTAATATATCTAGAGTGGAATGGCATCTTTTATATGTTTCAATAACAGTATTGATATTTTTATCTTGCATATTCAACATAAAAAATCCGGTCTCTGCTTCTTTACCTCTTACTTTTCCACCTGCAGGTATATCAAGAGATATAGTATCTCTTGGTAACAAATTTTCAATAAACTCTAAAGGTATTTTTTTGTTTGTGATTACATCACTATCTAACCATATGAAAACATCTTGTTTGCACTCTTGTAATGCTGCTGTAATTACATGCCCTTTAATCCAACTAAATTTGTATTTAGAAAATAAATCTTTTCCATTAGGGTCATGCGGTACATGTGGATATATTAATTCTAAAAATTTATCTAAGTCATTACGAACTTTTTCAAAATCTTTTACAATCAATCTAGGATTATCAATGTCAGGTGTAAACCCTTCAGCCCATAATTCTATTGAAATATTTTCGGGCCAGTATTCTAAAAAACTAGTAATACAATCTTTTCCTATTTGATTATAGTAAGGTTCGTGTTGTGTTGTAACTACTCTATAAGTTCTCATACAAATCCTTATATAATTAAGTATGTGTATTTAGTATATAAATATCTATGTGTGTTTTACGGAGTTCAATATGAAAAAACGTGCATTAGTGACTGGTATTACAGGTCAAGACGGTGCTTACTTATCAAAACTTTTACTAGAAAAGGGCTATGAAGTTTATGGATTCGCAAGTCGTAGAGTAAATCAAAGTTATAGCAACCTAGAGTATCTCGATATAACAAATAAGATTAATTTTATTCACGGCGATATTACAGATATTAGTAGTATTAATCATGCTATAAAGGTATCGAGACCACACGAAGTATATAATCTTGCTGCTATGAGCTTTGTTGGCCTAAGCTGGCAAGAACCAATACACACTGCAAATGTCGATGCTATGGGCCCGTTATATATGCTAGAAGCATTAAGATTACATTCTCCTGATACTAAAATGTATCAAGCTAGTACAAGTGAAATGTTCGGTAATAGCATGGAGGATGATGAAACACAAAACGAATTAACACCATTCCGTCCTAGATCTCCATACGGATTTGCAAAGGTATTTGCTCATAATGCTATGGTAAATTATCGCGAAAGTTATAGTATGTTTACTTGTAGCGGTATATTGTTTAACCATGAATCTCCGATTAGAGGTAAAGAATTTGTCACTAGAAAAATTACTGACGGAGTTGCAAGAATTAAAGCCGGGTTACAAAACACTATCGAACTAGGTAATTTAGACTCTCGCAGAGATTGGGGATTTGCAGGAGACTATGTAAAAGCTATGTGGGCAATGATGCAACAAGCCGAACCGGATGATTATGTAATTGCTACTGGTAAAACTTGGAGTATCGAGGACCTGTGTAGTGCAGCATTTAGTGCCGCAGGCATTAATGACTGGCAAGACCGTATTGTTCAAAATCCTGCATACATGAGACCTGCAGAATTATATCATCTTAAAGGTAATCCCAGCAAAGCAAAAGAAAAGCTTAACTGGGAACCTACTACTAGTTTTGAAGAATTAATTTCAATGATGGTAGAAGCTGATCTAAAAAGATATAATGTTTAATTATAGGCTGGCATCTTCCATTCCAGCAACTCTGAGCTTCACAACATTAGTAATCTGCCATTGCTTTTGATCAAGTGCTTTGAGTACGCCTAGCCACTTGTTACGCATAAGAGCAAATTCGTTGATAATCTTTTCATAGTCAACAACGTCTGCCTCACCGTCAACGTATTTTTCAACGTCACGACTTGACAGAGCTCGCTGATAATTTTCAAGATATTTTTTGAAGAATGAACTGCGCAGTCTACGCAGTTCTATGTTAAGATATTCAAGAATTGCTTCAATCTCCTGAAGCTGGTTAAAACGATGTTCAACGACGCCGGGCATTTCTGCCGCGGCTCGTTCTACATTTCCTTTTAATTTTACTTCGACTCTAGCATCTACAAGTTCATTTTCAAAGTATTTTATTGCTTCAGGAATTTTTGAAATATCTCTGGATACTTCAGAGTACCAGCCCATTACCAATCCTCGTCGTTGGATTCATCAAGTTCCAAATAGTAATTGATTGCTTTATCTAAAACTGAATCAGTTCCTAGCAAACTTTTAAATGTTTCGTCCTCTATGCCGTAGTCAGCCATTAAATCAATAAAGCGTTCTGCGGCCATATCAAGATTTTTTTTGTCAAGATATTCTTTAAACATCATCCATACATCAGCAATTTGACTTTCTTCCATGTTTACTCGTTCTCCAAAGCGTCTTCTTCCTCACTGATATTTACCTCTTCGATGTCGTTTGCTCTGTTATAGAAATCAACCATTACACGATCAAGAAGCTCGCCTGTCCAATTTTTTCTGTATTCTTTGATTTCTTCACCGTCTGCTGTAGTGTAACGCAGACGATTGCCGTCTTTGATTAATAGATCTTTCTTTTCAAACAGATCAACAAGTCCTGAATAAGGATTCATGCCTGTCTCATATGGAATCTTGACCTGTACACCTTCAAAGGGTTTAGCATACCGAGTCTTCATAACCTTACAGCCTGCACGAATACCTCGCACTTCTGAAATCTTGTTGCCGTCCTCGTCTTCTTTTAGTTTCAACTTCTTCATTGCAACCACGATCGAACTTGCATAGATAAAGCCTTGTCCACCTGAAATCTTGTCATCTGGATCAAACATGTCCTGACTTGCATATGTATGGTTAGTACATACCAGTCCAACATTATAACTACCAATCATGTTAACAGTGTTACGCACCAGCGATGTCAGTGCTTTGGGCTTGCGACCCATATCTCCTTTCATGTCACCTTTGTTAAACTGATCAACATCAGTAGGTGTTAGCAACATGCCCAAACTGTCAATAACAAACAATACTTTAGGACGATCTTCTTCTGCCATTGCTTTGTAGTCCGTCATAAAAGTTGAAATAGTTTTAGCAACATCATCAATCATTGACATATTAAGTTTTAGCAGTTTTTCTTCTGATGTGTCTACATCAAGTGCTTGTAGCCAGGCTTCGTCCAG